AATCTCTGCTATCATAAACTCTGCTACCATATTTGATAAGGCGTCTATACGACCTGTTAAGGTAGTCTCAACCCGCTCTACTTTATCCATAGCTCTAAACATCAGTAGAGCCTGCATTTGAGATATTATTCCCATCTCATTTTTGACAAAATTTATTGTGATGCCATGCAGCTTCAGACCTGTTATAGTTTCCTCTCCATCATCACTTTGTACTGTCATAATCACTGTATTTGCATCAGTCAGCTTATCCTTAAGCTCATCAAGCTTTGCAAAGTTATCAATCACCGTAACAAATGTATCACCGTAATACGTACTAAGTTCTATCTCTGTCTTATCCTTCAATATTAACTTATTCATTTAATCTCCTTCTAGTTTATAAATTCTATATGGTTAATTATTACTTCAGCATATACACTGCCATTTGAATATTCGTGTATAATGTCACCAAGCATAATGTATACAAAGTGATGACCTTGACTTGCTGAAACATCTAATGTCAAATACTGCTGTGCTTGGTCGCTTTGATTTCCTGCGCCCACTCTAGTAGATGTCATCCAATACAATATTTCATTAGAACGTTGTCCCATATCCTTTAAAATCGTATCGCTTTCATTGCTGTAAGACTCACCTCCTGCCTGGCTTATCGGAGTTACACCAACCTCTAGTGTAACTCTTGCAGGCTGTGAAGACGTACCATCCCCTCTAAAAATCAAAAATTTAAATCCAACTTTCAGTTGCCTAAAAGGAGTAAGATTTATAGACCTTGATAGTACAAATCCGACATCAGGTGCGGATTTAAAACTAGTACTGTAGCCATATCCATTTGTAAGCTTTAGTCCACCATCTACTATTCCTTTGTATCCATTACTACTGTTTTTCAGGTTTAGATATCTGCCAATTCCTCTTAATATAAATCCCTTATTTGCCACCCCTGATGCAAGTCTACCATCAAAGGTGGCACCATTAAAAACCGATCCACCTGCTCCATAATCAACCATAGTGCCAACTACACCATTGACATTAACATTTTGCCTTACATTCCACGGTTGCAAATTTGGGGACGGCAAGGCTACATAATTTGCTCCTTGTATAAAAGCCCCATTTTTTATTCCGACCACTATACATCTACCTACGTTAGGCAAATCGTAAGCAAACCCCTGCCCAGAATGACTAGAATTTGCAATGATTACATCACCATGACTAGCAATCCATCTTGGAATTGTTCCGGCAAATTTTACACCGTATCGGCTTGTGGCGGTTTGCCATTCTAATACCGAATCTGCCTGAGCGGTTCCTAAATTATTTGCATCTATGCAGACATGCGGATGTCCATCTGGGCGATTGTAGTAACCATTACCGTGTGGAAAATCTACATAAAAAACAGGATTATTTCTATCAGTCCAGTTGTCAATTCCAAAGGCGTTCGATTTGTTAACCCTGTAATTATTATCCTGAGTGTTAATTGATTTTATCTGTCCCTGCTTTCCAAGCACATTAAGAGCACTCAGCATCTTACTTGCGTCAATTCCAATAGCATTGGCAAGCACATCATATGGCACTATCGCTGCCGGCTTATAATTACCATCTTTGGGATAGTATCCTTCCTCAAACCTCACGTGAACCTTATTTTCCCACGTAGCATTTACCACTTCCGAAGCTGTATTCCAAGCACCATATGTGTGTACAGTACCCCTTACTCCTGCCACGGTGAGTGTCTCAAGCATCTTGTTCGCATCTACACCTGCTACGCTTGCCATCACTGCATAAGGTATAGCCACATACGGCTTCCACTGCCCTGCTTGACTGTAGTATCCATCCTCCATTCTTGCTACAAATTTGCTTTCCCAATGTGCATTTTCAAAACTTACCGTATCTACCACGTTGCCACGATTTGGTATAGTACCTTCAGCTATCTCATCATCGCTATCAGTAGTGACGGTCTTGTAGCCCTGTAGCACTTGAGCTTTGCCGGCTGTCACATCATCCGATCCGATTCCACCTGCTCCACCTTTTAAGATAATTGCTTGACTCATTTTTATTCTCCCTTAACTGCAATAAAAAAAGCCACCTTGGGCTTCTTTACATAACACATAAGTTTTAATTCTCCATTACTTACAATGCCTTTATTTATGCATCCATAAGCTTTCTCTTGAGCTTTGATAATGTCAGATCTACTTTCGTTTTCACTAATATGTTGTGATACTGTAGGAGTATCTCCCTCTTTAAGAGTAGATACTTGTAATATCTGTGTCCATGGACCTGAACCGGTCCACCTGTCAGGAGGTACATTTACTACCGTCACTCTTTTCATATCAGAAATTTTATTTACATACTCCGTTTTATCAACCTTTAGATGCAGCAGATTTAACGCATCCGTCTTCTTTATAAAATCGTTGTATGATACTGATATCTTCACCTCTTCTGCCGTGTCAAACGCAAAACTTATCTGATAATCATATTCAATTTCTCTATTTGATATAGCCGGTACTTTTTCGCCAACCTTATCCTGTCCAACTATAAGCAGTATCTCTTCAGCACCAAATCTAGCGTATATTCCCATCTGTCTTAGTTGATACTCTTCTGTAACTTCCAAGTTTGTTAATGTAAGATTTAATACAGCAAAACCGTTCTCTACACTTACACTATTTATCTGTACACTCTGCTTTCTCCCCGGGACTTCTACCAGTCTCTTAGGATCGTTGCTTACTATATCTGAGGCAATTACCTTTGTGATTGTTATCGTACTTCCTGTAATTAAATCACCAAGCTTTCTACTACCTGCTTCTGTTAAATAAAACTTCACTCTGCCACCTCAAACTTCATCTTCTTATGCATAAATTCACCAACTCCAATATATATCGTAGCAACTTCATCCCTTGGCACAGAATTTATAAACTTATAATCAAAGTGTGCCGGGCGTACATCTTTAAAGAACTTCTTTGCAATATCCATATTTTCAAGAAGTATTGCACTTCCAACATAAACATCAAGTCTACATCCTACCTCCTTTATCTTTACAATATCAGCACCTAGAAGTCTTTTTACTACATCTTCAAGATTTGCAATCGTTGGGATCAATTTTTGATATTTCTTTATTAGTATCTTTAATCTTCTCTGTTCTAAAGACAATTCCTCATTTGTATTTATCGCATAGTCATTCTCAAAGCGTCCTATCGTATCTGTACAGCTAAATATATTAAACTCATTTGCAAATTTTTCAAAGAAACTATATAGCCTTACAAGTTCACTTTCTTCAGCATCTATAAGCTCCTTCATTTGTTTTATATCATATACAAATGTCGGTAAATTATCTCTTATCATTTTGCCACCTCTATATTTATCATTGTCGCAATAGGAAAGCTTCCCGATTCAACATCTATTGATGTATTACTCTTATTCATCATCATTGTATCTACATCTATTACATTAGGCATTGTTAAAAGTATATTAAGTATCTTTGCATATGAAACCCTTTGCATTAAAGATGTATCAAAATCTAAATCAGAAAAATAGGTATTTAAAGCCTTTTTAAATGATGCTTTTACATCTTCTAAATAGGTTTCATCCTTAATCCTTATTGTAGCATTGATATTTATTGGATAAGTGTTAGCCGCTTTTACTTGAACATCCGCCCCTGCTAATCTGTTACTTTCTATAACATCTTTAACTTTCTTTATCAGTGCCTCATTTGCTACATTGTTTCCTTCTGCAACGATAATTACATCTACAGTTCCCGGACCTCTTGCTATATCTATAACCTTTACTTTATCAACTCCGGCTACACTCTTAGCTGTCATCTTATACCATGCGATATTACCATATCCTACAATATTTGCTTCAGCTTCATGTATTCTTTTCCTATAGCTTTCATCGTTCTCTCTGTCATAGCCTCCTGAAGATGCAGTATCTATCTCTACCCTCGTTAGACCTATATACCTCTCTAAAAATTTCAGTTTTGCCCCCGGATATAATCTGTACCCACTGCCTTTTCCTGCTGCAATGCCTGTTACAGTTGCTGTACCTGAAGTACCTATTATATAATCACCTTTTATATAAAAAACAATTTCGGTATCCTCAGACTTTATGCCCATTCCATCATTTATAGCTTTCCCTGTATCTCCAAATATTTTAAATGTTGCTTCCTCATATGTAGCCTCCAACCTTTGAATATTATGTTCAAACTTACCAAGCTTATCCAGATCTTCTCCTGTTGCAGTATCTACATGTATTCTGTCAAGTAATGTAGTTACATCATAGCTATAGAACTTTGCAAGCTCATTTGCCACCGATGAAAGATTATCAAATGTAAAGCTTCCTTCAAGTTTTGAAGCTGAACTTTGCACATTATCTTTCAACCTGTTTAAAATTGAATTATAGCTGTTATCCATCTGACACCCCTATCTTTTCGTCCATACTTCCATAGATTGTATTAACATCGAATCTAACATCAACCTCTGAACTCTTTGACCTTGAAAAATTAAAATCACTTACACTGATAATATATGGATTTGCCAAAAGCACTTCTTCTATATACCTGGATATCTCACTATACAAAATATCCTTATCTTCCACTGTACCTACTAAAGTCCCAAGCTCACTGCCATAATTATGAGTATATGCATTGAAAATAAATCTCGGTGTTCTTAATGCCTTATATATCCATATCTTTAAGGCCTCATTGCCTTCCACTAAATAATATTTTCCATGCTTTACTTTCAACTCTCCTTTTTCAAAGTCAAATGCCCATTCCATGTACATTGGAAGCAACTTTTCATTTGATACTTCAGCTACAGAAAGTTCAGGAAAGAGATTCATATTTCTACCACCTTACTCAAAATATAGAAATTATTACCAACTCTTTGTACAATTACAAAATCTCCAACCTCTATTAAAACAGCTTTTAATATACTTTTTAAAGCTTCTTTTAACCCGGATTCTTCTGTTATTATCTCATCCACTTTTACATCTATAAGCATTAGAGTATTTACACTTAAATTAACGCTTACATCTACTTCCCCCACTTTAATAGTAAGTGGTGATAGATTTATAACTTTTGCCACTTCTAAATCATAGCCGTTCAGTGTAGCTCCTCTTTGTTCCATTATCTTAGTCAGCTCTACATATGGATTACTCATTTATCACCTCTATATTCAAGCTCATTGTATGTTCTCCTGCACTAAAGCTGTGACTGTCACTTGTTACAAGAAATTTACCTGAAAAACCATTCGAGACATCTTGTATGATTATTGCCTTTCCGGCTATAACTTCAACGCTTCCTATTGCTGTAATAGTTGAATCATCTTTTATTCCGGTAAGTTTTTCTTTTGCACTAATCTTTATGTCCTTATCTTTTTCCTTTTTTATAACTTCTTGCAATATTCCATACTTTATATTATCAGTTTCTACAGTTTCAAAAACCTTATTACCCTGATCATCTATAACTACAACTTTATTTATCATACTTTCCATACTCTTCTTATAGTTAGCATCTATAAGATTAGTTTTTCCTGAAAGTATTGCAACAATATCAGTACCTTTTTTTTTAACCGTCACTTTTTCATCTGCTGCACTCAAATAGAAATCATTTCCATATGCTTCAGTTATAGCTTGAAATATGGTTTTATCACCTGTACTAATTATCGTTTTATCAATATTAAGGCTTTCTAAATACTCTATCTGTATATTAAATTCGCCTAATATCTTTTTAGTTATTGTATCTGCACTTCCCTTATATACTCCTGCCAGCTTATTTTTACCAAGATACCAAAGCACATCCCTTGATGTTATAGAAACATCACTTCCACTTAATGATGATGACACTTCTGTAACTACTCCAACGAAAATCAATCTGTTTTTATCATCAAATAGATTTACGCTGCTACCGATTTGTACTTCTACAAGAGGCATTGAAATTTTAGGATTATATAA